GTTGGTGTCAATTTGACATTGGCACTATAGCAGTCCCGCACAGGACCACTAAGGGTTACCAATTACATAAGAGCCTTCCCTCCATGAAAGGAGAGGAGCTCGCTATTGAAGTTGGGACTAGCTATCCCGCCTTCCTTTCCGAAGCTAGATTTTAAGTACGAAAATACCTTTAATCTTGCTGCTTCTTCATCGTTTCCTTTCCCAATAATTATGGGGTAGGAAAGAATGACTTTTCCTCCATGTTTGAATGCAATAGTTTTATCCCTTGCATCCGAACCTTTGGATAACATTTTCCATCCAGTGTGACCAAAAATCGCATTGGGTGGGCCGAATTTTGCAGGTCTTTCCTTATACGGTTCACCCCGGTTTACCGGGTTGATGTATTTGGATCGTTCTGCTAACATTTCTAAAATCACACGTCCACCATTTCTACTGGCAACGTGTAATAATTGTAAAAAATTCTTCGTAACGGGGTCCCCCATGAGGATTCCGTTCGTAGAAACAAAACTTCCTGGACACAAGAGAGGGTCAATTTCCTCTTTTGGGTTCAGAATATTAATTCTAGGCGCAGTGAGCGCCCAGACACAAATTTCTCGGTATCGGGTCGGTACTCCCAACCTCCTACCAAGAATGTCCATAATGATAAAGGCAGACTCACGACAAGTTTCGTCCGTCGCCTTTGACCAATCTTCGCAGTAGAAAGAGTTTTCCTTTGAAATGGTTTCCCCTTCTACACGCACTTTGTTCACCATATCTGGTTTAATTCTTTTGTAGAATTCCCACATTTGGTGTTGTTTTGCCATACCAGCTTTTGTAGATTCAAATTCCTTCAAAGCTGACTTAGCCAATTGTGCAAACGGTTGTAGTAGAAACGCATGTAAAGGGTGTGACTTTGTTGCCACACGATATTTACCTTGGTCCGCTACCGCAACCGGTTGCACTACGAATAGATTCGGGTCAGACCCGATCCCTAATTTGTAGGCCCTGTTAAATCGTTTAAAAGCGATATTTAACAATGCCTCCGCAATTGTCTTCTCACCCTCCATTAACATCTGGCGGGTGATGAGAATTCCAGTCGGCTCTCCAGTTTCCAGGTTGTATTCCTGGATTGGAAGTCCTTCTAAGATTAATGTATGGGCGGAATTAAGCTTCCCTCCATCCTCCTTTGTAGAGAATAGGTCTGCTGAACCACTCATGGACAACTTCTCACCTCTTTGGCATCTTGAAATTAAACGATTAAAGTCTGTTTTATTTTCAATTTGATCCCACATTTGATCGCACGCTGTGACTAATAGCGTTCGATCTTCTTTAGACAAGGGAGTGACCTCCTTCGTCACAGTTTGGAAATATTTTTGGTAAGCCTCTCCCCGATAGCTCGGGGGTGGCATGCCTATTGATCTCTTCTGTGTGAGGATAGCAAGGTCCTGTACTTGTCGTCTAGTTTCAATTGGTTCATTTAAAATCTCGAGTAAATCGACATAGTAAAATAAACCTCTAACACTTTGAACGCTCAGGATTGCCGATTTTCCTCGGAAATCCTTGATGTTCGATCTTACTTCCTTTATAATGGTGTAGAATGGCTCGAAATTAGCCTTCCCATCATTAATAAGGTCGTGAACAAAGTTAGTAATGAGGTGTTTCTGGACACGGTCCTGGTAATTCCATGAATTCCACGGCCCGTCCCGACCCGCCCAAGTTAGTAGAAGAGTCTGCATTACACCATCACAGTTGATGATTGCATTGCGAAATTTCTTCAATTTTTCTTTGTTAACCTCTCTTTTCAAGAGTTCACCAAAGTTAAACAATTTTTCTCCATCAGTTACGTACTGAAGGATCATTCGAACAACGTGGTTGGGTTTACTACCCTTCCATAAGTTCTTATACCAGTGTGTCCCACGGTACAATATGTCATTGACGTATTGACCTGTAGGCATTTCGAGGAAGTTAATTCTTTTTCCTGAAGACCCCGTAAGGAGTCTTGGTAAGTAAGCATCTTCCATGTTGAAATGTGAAAAACATAATTCGACTTCATCAACTTCTTCAATATTTTGTTTGTTGAAGGTAAGGAAGTCTAAGTGATAATGTTTATCAGGATCACAGCTACATGCGCCGTGACCCCCGATTAACATTGACAAAAATGGAATCGAGTTGAGATCAAGAACTGGCGTTCTTGAATCAAAACCCGTCTTCCGACATAAAGATTGGCCCGTGAGGGCCGTCGCCTCCGG